CATATGATCGACCAACAGTACTATCAACGGTACTAAGAGAACCCATACGAATGGTAGAACCGTTGCTGAGTTCGATAATTTTGTCTTTGAGGTTGTCACGTGCGACTTCGAGGTCGAAGTGTTTGATAAGTTTGCGTTGGAGTTCAAATGATATACTAGATAAGTTATAGTTAGGTGAAATGATCAGCACATTAGACCCAGGGACTAAGGTAACCAATTGACCAATGATGTTGGCAATGTAAGTTTTGCCTAGACGTCGTGCTAGTGCAGCACAGATAAACCTGTACTTGGGATCGTTGACTGCGTTGATTAAGGCAACCTGTGGGCGATTGATTGTATCCCAAACATTAAGCAGTTTGAGATAATTTGTTATGGGTAGCTTAATAAACCTCTGTTGAGGGTCGAATTCCTGTACAGCATCTACGTTAACATCTTTTCGTGAAACTAAAAGCATTAGACGCCTTCTCCAGTAATTAAACGTTGTACTAGTTGTGAGTACTTTGATCCATCTAGTGCGTCATTGATTTGAACATTGACTTGCTTTTGTGGGCCGGTGGCTTGTTGCGCTTTGGCTAGTTGAATTTCACGATCCATTAAGTCCATTGACATTTTGTGTGACATTTGAAGTAGTTCAGCAATATCTTTGGCGCTACCAGTTTGTGATTCTTCCAGTTCCGAAAACTTCTGCTTGATTAGTGCATCCATAGCACGTCGCATCAAAAATCTGTTGTTGTATCCACTATCAAAGAATACTGAATCAATGTATGCTTTTACTTCACGTTTAGCTAATAAGTTAGTTACCACTTCAGGGTCAAGATCAAGTTCTTGAGCTACGGCACGGGCGTCGTTAAGTTGGAGGTAGGCATTTGCTACTTCCAATGCTTCCGGGGAGATACGTACGGTTTCAGCAGGTAAATGAGTTGTCATAGAATTGTCCTTTTTATGTGATTATACCAGTTTAGGTAGATTTAAGCAAGTGTGGATTTTGGCACCTTAGGGTGTTTGCAAATTTTCCTGAAATAGGCCGTGTCGGGGGGTGCATAGGCGTGGGGTAAAAACTAGTCTCTTAACCGCCCCCGTAGTCAATAGGGATAAACACCTATGTTGTATTTCAACACACTTGATTTATTCTAGGTTATTCGTGTATAATAGAATACATGATGACAAGGAACACTATGACTAACACACAAACCCTCGCCCTAGCATACGCTGAAAAATTGGTTGCTTACTACGAAACTAAAACTCGTGAAGCATATGCTGAAATGGTTAACGCACAAAATGCTTTGGCTTACTCTGCTGAATGTGAGGCTACAGAATGAAATTGATAACAGAAATTTTACAAGCTAGCTTGTTTGTTGCAATAACCTTTTCACCATTGTGGATATGGCTTGCGTTAATGAAACCCTGATGTTATAATAGATTTTTAAGGAGAAGTAAAGATGACTACGAAAACTGTGAATTACACGCCCGAGCAAACTGCTCGCATGGTTGCTGACTATCAAGCTGGCACTAGCGTTGAAACCATTGCCGAGACATTCGGCAAAACTGTTCGCTCTGTTGTTGCAAAATTGAGCCGTGAAAAGGTTTATATTGCTAAGGCATACAAAACGAAATCGGGCGAGACACCGATTAAAAAAGATGTACACGCTGATTTTATTGGCGATGCATTGGGCTTGACAGAAGCCGATACAGAATCACTCACTAAGGCAAATAAAATTGCTTTGATGAAAATTGCTGATTTTATCAAGGCTGAAAAGACCTTGTGATTGATAGGGGCTTTTGCCCCTATCTTAACTTAACCTGCTATAATAGACTTATGACAAAATTTGAAATTGCTGAAAAATATATGGCTAAACGCTATCCCTCTGTGCCTTATGCTATGCGTGAGGGTAATGGTTGCGTTTGGATATCGATGGGACTTGTTGAAATGTATTTGACAATTCGTAATGAAACTGTTGTAGATGTACAGGTAGATTAAATGACTGATATTCAAGCACTATATTTTTGCATTGGCTTTGTTGTTTTTGTTGCAATTAAAATTGTACTTTTAAATTGGCTGGATAAATGAATACTTTTGTTTGCTAACAGATTTGAATACTCAGGTATTCAGGTCTGCGCCGCAGCGAAGTAAGCGCTCACTTCGGTTTGCGCCAAAATTATACCATAATTTTGGAGCCCGTGTCAATAGGTGTAAACACCTATGTTGTATTTTCACACACATGGTTTTTGGGCGGTTTTTCGTGTATAATTGGGGCTATGATGAAAACAGAATATCAATACACTACAAAACAATTTGCAGAATTCCGCAAATTTTGCTTGCGTCATGATTTAAAATTTGCTACAATAGCAGAATACAAATCGGCAATCACCCAATATTTCAAGGATTAAAAAATGGCTAAAATTAAAAAGGTTTCTATTTATGATATGGATGGAACAATCGTTTGTTCTTTGCACAGGTATCGCACTATTGTAGATGAAAATGGCGAGAGAATAGATTTAAATTATTGGAGAGAAAATCAAGATTTAGCCTTGAATGATTCTTTATTACCATTAGCCGAACAATATAAAATGGATTTAAAAGATGAATCGTGTTATGTCATTATTGCTACTGCCCGTGTTCTTAATACCCCTGATTATACATTTATTAATCAGATATTGGGCGAACCTGATTATATTATTTCAAGACCTGAGAATTCTAATATCTCTGGCGGTTTATTAAAAATTAATGGTTTAGCTAAATTCTTTAATTTAATTACATTTAAAGATGCTGAATTTACATTTTACGAAGATAATACAAATTATCTAAAAGCGGTTTGTGACAGATTTAATATAAGGGGTGTATATGTACCAAGTAAACAAGGGCATTAATATTGATTATGCCGAAACATTAATTAAAGATTTTTTAGCCGAAGGCTATAATCTTTATGATATTGTAGACATAATGCAAATACCATTAAGACAGATTTTAGATATTCTCACTCGCAGAATAAATTGAATACTCAGGTTTGCAGAAAAAATTGAATACTCAGGTATTCAATTTTGCGCCAATTATACTAGTATAATTGAGCCCGTGTCAAGTTTTTTCGTATAACTTATTTTTTGTGTGTGATTAAAATACCACACCTATTTTTTAAAATTTATGGTAAGATGCAGGTCTACTAACTGAAAGCATACATGGCAAAAAAGCAATACTTTTGTATTCTAGACACAGAAACCACAATGGGCGATACTGTTGCAGATTTTGCAATGGTTATTTGTGATCGTGAGGGTAATATATATACTCAATGCGCTGTTTTAGTTAATGGGCATTATAATACAATGGAATTATTCCACGATAAAAAAGCAAATGATATTTGGGGTTATGAGGGATTAACTAAACGCAAAATGGGTTATATTGCCATGTTAGAAAATGGCATTAGAATGATTGCGTCAGTTAATGCTATTAATAAATGGATTAATCAGGCAATCGGTAAATATAATCCCTCATTAACTGCTTATAATCTAGCTTTTGATATTAATAAATGCGCTAATACTGGCATTGATTTATCAAGTTTTAATAATAAGTTTTGTTTATGGCAAGCCTCTGTTGGTAATATCTGCAAAACCAAAAAATATAAACAATTCTGTTTAGATAATCACGGTTTTAATAATGTTACTAAACATGGTAATATGACATTTAAAACTAATGCGGAAATGGTTTGCGGATATATTAATAATAATTTTATTATTGAACCGCATACTGCATTAGAAGATGCCCGAGATTTTGAATTACCTATTCTCACGCACATAATCAAAAAACGTAATTGGCAAGATAATATTATTCCATATGATTGGAATAAGTTTCAAGTAAGAGATAATTTTAAGGCATAATATGATAGATAATATTGGTTGGGTTGGTTCTATTATGTTGGCATTTTGTGGATTACCACAGGCAATAGAATCATATAAAACAAAATCCTCTGAGGGATTAACTTGGGGATTTTTGTTTATGTGGTTTATTGGCGAAGTATTTACAATAATATATGTATTCCCTAAAATGGATTTACCATTATTATTTAATTACTCTGCTAATTTAGTATTTTTATCAATTATTATTTATTATAAAATAAAAAGGAAATGAATACTCAAATTTGCAGAAAAAATTGAATACTCAGGTATTCAATTTTGCGCCAAAATTATAACATAATTTTGGAGCCCCCGTCAATAGGGGTAAACCCCTATGTTGTATTTTTGCGAATGAGAACTTGTGTTTTCAGAAATAGTTTGCAATGGTTTGTGAACTGTGTATAATGTGGCTATGGACAGAAAAAAGCTCTTAAATATTTTAAATAATCAGACCCTGATTATTTGGGATAATCTTTGCGAATTATATCCCCGATTAACTCGCTATAATCCACCGATTATAGAATTAAATGGCAGATTATGGCGTGTTGCGGGATTATCTCACCAAGAATCTAATATAATCGAATTAGGTTATAAATTCTTTGCATATTCTCCCGATTATGCACATAATATGACTAAAGTTATATTACCGCATGAGATAATCCATCAAGCCGATTATAATTTATTCGGATTATCAGAAGCAAAATGCGGTCATGGTATTAAATGGCAAGAGATAATGATTAACTACGGATTATCTCCCGATAAACATCATTCAATGGAAATTACTCGATGATTAATAAAATTTCTTGGGTTGGCACATTATCTAGCATTATCGGTGCATTTATTGTTGCCAGTCAATTATTCTTTTTGGGATATTGTTTCTTTATTATAGGTTCATTATCTTGGTTATTAGTTGGATATTATCGAAAAGATAAATCATTAATAGTTCTTAATGGTACTTTCTTTTTAGCTAATATTCTTGGTTTGTTTAATTCATTTTGAAAGGTATATTATGAAAAGCATTAACTACACCCCTGAGCAAACTCAGAAAATGGTTTCCGATTATCAAAACGGATTATCTGTTGAGATTATCGCAGATAATATGGGTAAAACTGTTCGGAGTATTGTCGCTAAACTTTCTCGTGAAAAGGTTTATATTAAAAAAGAATATAAAACCAAAAACGGAGAATCTGCGATTAAAAAAGATACTCACGCAGACGCTATTGGGGCGATTTTGAGATTACCCGAAAATGATATTGAATCATTAACTAAGGCTAATAAAAATGCCTTAAAAGTGATTTTCGAAGCATTGGCTAATTCAAAGCCTATATAATGAATAATAGATTATCATATAATATTTAATATCCGATTTTTATTATCGGGAATCTGGGTTAAAATCCCAGTAATCTATTTTCCCCGATTATCTGACATAATC